ACAATCTGGAATTTCATTAATAAGAGTCAAGCATTGCGGATAGCTTGACCTCCCTTTATGCTTGTGGCTATATCCGTGTGTTGGCGCCCACACCACAAGAGGCTTATCATGCTTGTTTCTAGTATACTCACCATTAAAAAGCGGGTCTAGTTTAGTATAACCCACTATATGAATTTCCCCTTTGTACCCGCCTGCTCTAATCCGTTCCTCCCAAGCGGGTCCAGGAACAAGCGCATGCCTATATCCGGCAATACGTTCAGCAATCCAATAATCCTTATCCCCAATACCATGAGACATAAAAATATCTTGCGGCCCTACTAGATATTTTCCTTGTTGATTTATACGCATTTCAGAGAAAAATCGTAAATTCCAACCTGGCAATGGCCTGTATGAAAACCCTGCTTTTCCGTTAGGCAGATGCTTGATTATTGGGTTAGATAACGCTTCTATAGCCCTAACATATGCGCTTCCTTTATGCTGTGAATTAGTGTCATATACCATGTTAAACTTATAACCTTTAAGCTCATTCTTTCTAAGCCATGCATCATTGTTTACTTTTCCTACCCTTAGCTTCTTTGTTTCCCTAAGCCTTCTGAACTTTCCTGAAGTATCATCAATTTTGATTATAACCTCCTGAAATGGCGGGAACGTATAATCCTCAACTTCTACAGGGTAATGCATCGTATTCAGAATCGTTACTTCTCTTTTCATCAAAACTTACCTCCCTAGTGCTATGATAGCTTGATTGTCAAGCATCTTTCCATCTTCAATGATATCAACAATAAACCTTGCTAGTTCCTCCGGCTGCATCATGTTTTCAAAATCATCATCAGGAGCAATCTGTCTCCGCATATCTGTATTTACCGCCCCCGGAGCAATACAGTATACCCTTATTCCATATGGCCGCAATTCCTCTGCCATTGAAAGGCTAAAGTTAATTACTGCGGCCTTGCTTGCTGCATATGCTGACCGGCCTGGTCTGGCTCCAAGACCTGCTGTTGATGCAATGTTAATGATTTTACCGCCCGTATTTTTTGCAATCCTTACATATTCTTTAGTGCAATAAAATACTCCATTCAAATTGACTGCAAATTGCTTCTTCCATGCCTCCGGTGTAAGCTCCAACACACTGCCAAGCTCAATCACTCCTGCATTATTCACAAGTGCTTCGGGAGGATTGTCCTGTAACTCATTAAATGCTTTCTTTATGCATTCATAATCTGTAACATCTATATCGTTAAACCTTGAAAATCCATAGCAATAATGACCCCGCCTGCAAAGCTCCCTGGCTATTTCTTTCCCTATTCCCCTTTCGCTTCCCGTCACAATTACTTTCATGCTTATTCTCCGTTCCTAAACCTTGCTTGATATATTGCTTCTGCAATCACTAAATCAAGCGGCGTGGTTATTTTTATATTTTCTTCAAGCCCCGGTATAACATATGGATTAACTAACATTGCTTTATTTAACAAATCTGCATCATCCGTAGAGCTCTGAATAATGTAGCTCTCTGCCTTCTCATAGGCGCACTCCAACAATGTTGAAGTGTACTTTTGTGGCATCTGAACTTCCCCGAACCTGCTCCGGTCATGGCATTTCCCATCAATAGAAATCACAGTCGATATTGCCGGTTTCCATGGAGTAACCGCTTGCCTGTTTACCGCTATGATTTCTTTCACAAATTCTTCAGTAATAAACGGCCTTACTGCCTCGTGGATTAAAACATTTTCAGTCTTAACGTGTTCCAGTGCTTTTTGCACTGATTCTTGTCGGGTTTTTCCCCCTTGAACACAACGAGCCTTCTTTATGCCATACGGGTTTAATACTGATTCAGTTTTTACTATATCGGCACAAGCAATAATAATCCTTCTTATTTCTGACATGCTCTGGAATACTTCTAACGCATGAACCATGATAGGCTTTCCGCCTAATCGAGCGAACTGTTTGGGATAACCTAATTTTGCCCGCTTCCCTTGTCCTGCTGCCAAATAAATAACATCAATCATTTTACCTCACCTACAATCTTATTCTTCTTTCCCCGACCTTTGCCCAACTATTATCATGAAACTGAACTATATATCCAGTTTTTAGTACCTCAATATCTTCTACTGTTCCAACCATCTTTCTCTCCCCAGGCAGGCAACCTTCATCAAGTTGCGTGAATGTTGGGTCTTCTCTTAAAATCGGGGTTATATATCTCCATCCTGCAATCCTGAAAAGATGTGTTCCTTTTTTAATATTCTTTTTTGTTTCGGACAATCTTTTAACATGGGCTTCTAATCCGTAAACTATTTTTTCAAATGCCGGATGTTTAGATATGCATCCCAAGGCACAATTATTTACTCCACCACCATTACCCCTCATGCCAAAACAAACCAATCCATCAACAAGGCCATCTAATGGCTTCAAACATCTGCTATCCATGTCCACATATAAACCACCGTAATTATGTAATATCTCAAGCCTTAAAACATCAGCCTTACCTGCCCAACTTGTCATCTTACTATAAACCCACTTGTTGTAGATATCAAACTTTGAGACAGCATCATTGTCCCAAATCTTAACCTCCCAATCGGAATTGTTCCTTTTGTATGATTCAATGCTTTCCTTGTACGGGCATTTCTCTGGCCCAATCCATATCATATGAATTATTTTGGGTATTAATATCATATAATCCCCTTCCTATGTAAAACGTTTAATGCTTTTTTTTATTGCTTTCTAATTCAGTTAAATCAACATAGCTAAATAGTTTTCTTGCCTTTTTTAGCCTTTTATTGTTTTGAATCCCTTCCTGCTTGCATTTTTCTATAACATGGGTTTTGGCTAACAATTCCGATACTTTAAGCATCTGTAAAGTCCTCTTTCTTACCTGTAATATTTTGCAATGCTTTTCTGGCCGTTTCCCTGGATACTTGTTCAATGTCAATCGTATCACCGTTAAAGAACTTCCTTGATACATCTTCTGAATAATGCCACTTGAAATCGCGCCTGAAAACTTCTATCCTGAAAACATTGCCATTCGGAGCCCTGTAAACACCCATTGGTTGTTCCGGGTCCATACCAGGTTTGAATAATCTTACATAGTATTCATATGTCATTTCACATCACCCTTTCATTTCCTTACTGTAATCCATTCTGCACCTTTTGGCGTTTTTACTTCTTTCCAGAATTCCTCAATCTGCTTTTTATAATTATCAACCTTTGCAGGGTCAGTTTCAACCCTAAGTTTTTCATATGCTTTATGACTTTTTCCTTCTTTGATATTTAAACTGTTCGGTGTGTGGAATTGTATCTCAATTTTTTGTTTTCCTTTAAAAGTCCAATTACTGTTTATGCCACGATAAGTTGGGCTCTTCCAATAATTCCTTAACTTGTTTTCCCACACAGCAATATTATTCTTTTCCAAATCGTCTATGATTTTTAATACTTTCTCTGTGTACTGTTCCTCATTAATAACGTATGTGTATCTCAAACTGTCACCAATGCTTTCCTCTACAATCTTATATCTGGTTACACCAACATTGTCCCTGTACTCAGTGAAAACTTTTCTTTTCAAAGATTCTTTTGTTTTCAGCCTATATTCTAGTCCGCTAAGATTTACATTATTATTCCTTGCAACTTCACTTACAATTTTGGTAACCTCTGGCTCAAAACTTTTGGCTCTTTCGTATAACCTGTTTGCTATTTGTTCCGCTGGACTAATTCCCCCTGTTCGCGCTGCCCGTATAGTTTCATACCAGCCTGAAACCGCTTCCCGTTCATACTTTCTAGGTAAGTATGGATGATTTGCAACATGCTCTCTTTGCGCTTTCTGCCAATCCAACACTTTCCTGTGAGCCCTTGCCTGGTCTGCGGTTCCCAGGGAAGTAACTTCTTTTTTCTTCCAATCCCTTATCTGTCGCTCAATATGCCGCTGCTGCTGGCTTGCCTTATAAGTCATATCCTGTGCTTTACTATAACCGTGTTCATCTATAAGCTTCTGCACTTCCGGGTCAACATGCATCTCCTGCGCCGGAGAAACACCAGGAATATAAGGACTTATATCATGGGCACAATTTGGATGAAAAAGTCCATTAGAAATTGCTTCATCCACTGATGGATATCCACCCCCGCCATCCTGACTTAAAATTGCCCCTTCATATGGTGCACACATCGGACAAGTTATATAATGAGCCGACACACGCACCAAATTATATCCATATTCTTCATACCTATTTAAACTGGCCTGAACTGCAGCGTGACCGCTCATTGTTCGGCCAACCATTTCAGAGTATGCTTCAATGCTTACCTTCCGGCCATTTTTATAAACTACTGATTGAATACCCTTCTTTGCATATTCATCAAGCAT